CCATTGCAGAACAGCGCAGCGCAGCCGGAAAGAAGGGAAACGAAGTTCGCTGGCATAAAGACAAAATCGCAAATGCGAGCGAAAGTGTCGCAAATGCGAGCAAAAATCATCGCAAAACATCGCAAGGAAAGGAAAGGAAAGAAAAGGAAATAGGGATGAAAGAAGATAAATCTTCTTCTATCTCTAAAGAAAGTACAAAGAAATTTGTCAAACCTACTGTTGAAGAAGTTGCGGAATATATCCGAAAGAACAACTACAATGTTGACGCGGAGCAGTTCGTGAACTTCTATGAATCGAAAGGCTGGAAAGTCGGAACAACTCCGATGAAGAGCTGGACGGCGGCAGTTGCAACTTGGCAAAAAAGGAACAGCAATGGCAATGGAAAATCTCTCAATGGCAAGTCTGATCGAGCTGGCTCGTCAGGATATGTGCCGGACTACTCAAAGACATCGTTTTAGGTTTCCGCTTCCGAAGGATCTGACTCAGGAACTTCTGCTCCAGTCGTACACTGCGCAAGTGGCAGCTCGCGGAATGTCCTTCGTTGATGACGGCTTTGTGAAGTACTATGTCGCGGAGTTCGCATCCTGGCTCACGGATCCGGCGCAGAAGAACTCACTGATGCTTTGCGGCGGCTGCGGAACTGGCAAGACAACTCTCGCGCTGGCATTCATGTCAATGGCGAACGCTCTGAGCGAGCGAGCATACAAGACTCCGTCATTCGATGTGCAGCGTCTTCCGGCTGAAGAGCAGCGTCAGATTGCAATCCTTTCGCGCTTTCCGAGAGTCCGGCTCTATACGGCTCAGGAGATTGCGGATGCAGCAAGGCGGAGCAAGGAAGATAGGACTGACGAGTATGCCGCAATCAAGCGCACTCAGTTTCTCATCATTGACGATCTCGGCTGCGAGCCGACTGAAGTGAAGAACTTCGGAACATCCGTCACTCCTATCACGGACATCATCTACGAACGCTATGCGTCCATGAGTCCGACAATCATCACATCGAATCTTGATTCAAGCCAGATCAGAACGGAGTACAATCCGCGAGTCGCAGATAGACTCAACGAGATATGCAAAGTTCTTGGCTATAAAAATGACTCTTATCGCAGATAATATGAGCAAGGAAATTTCACAAATGGAGATTATCTCTCCGTCAGTCATGAATGCGTTCCGCGAGCATTCTCATCAAGTCGCGGAGAAAGCCGGAGAGCTGCTGGAGCAGATGTTCAGAGAGCATTTCGGAGCAGACATCAAGGACTATGCAAAGGAAGTCACTGTGCAGACTGACTACTCCAGCTATGATGATGTTCTCTACACGGAGAATTATGTCTTCCGGAGAACTATCTTTCTTATTGTCCAGCACAAGTTCTCCTATGAGAAGGATGAGAAAGGAAATCTCTACACTATCATCAAGGCGGAGTTCGCGTCTCCGGATAAGTCTCAAGATATAGATCGGATATGAAAACTCTTCTCATTATCCTGGCAGTCGTTGCCGTCATCGCAATTCTTGTGCATTTCATCGCAAGGAAACTCGCAAAGCTCTTCTCGGAGCTTCACTACGAATTTGATGACGAAGACTTATTTTGATAAATAATGCTTATCGTATAAACAATTTAACAGCAAATGTTATGGCACAAAAACAAAGAATAAACTTCAAACGCAGTTATAAACTCTATTCTGCTTGCCGGAAGGCGGAAGAAGCTATTCCGAACGCAGACTTGGAATATGTCTATTTCATTGACGGCTACGCATACGCATCTGACGCGCACATCGCAGTTCGTGTTCCACTGGAAGAATGCACAACATTTGACGAGTCGGAGCTGAATCTACTCAACAACACACGCATTCATTCTTCTCTGCTTCGCGCACTCTATCAGTTCAAGGAAGTGGAGATCAGCGAAGATGTGGAAGAAGATGATCTTCAGCCGAAGCAGCTCACTGTTCTCTCGGCTCGGCAAGATGATAACGAGATGCGCATCATCTTGGAGAGACGCACAAAACATCCTGACTTTGTTCGCGTCTTCGATATTGATGACGAGCGTCAGCCAATCAAAGCACTTGGCATTAAGCCGAAATTGCTCGCAACTCTTACGGATGCAATGGGAGCTGTCGCAATCAAGCTGCGCTTTACTCAGGCGAATGGCAAAGTATTCGTGAATGATTACTCGGACGGATGTCGAGCAATGGGAATCATTATGCCGCTGCTCATAGATACTCCGCTTCCTGGATTTGAAGAATGAGCCATGAGAACACGGAAGCTTTGGACGGCGGAGCAAGATGACTATCTCCGTGCAAACTATGAGCGTGCTGATGTCTTCGCTTCAGCCATTGCGGAGACTCTCGGAAGAAGCGCGTCATCCGTTCACAACAGAGCTGCACTGCTCGGACTGCACAAGCCGCATGAGTTCAGATCAATCGCTGGCAAGATTGGAACACAATCCGAAGCCGCGAAAGCTCATAGATTCAAGAAAGGCGGCATTCCGGCGAACAAGGGGAAGCACATGTCTCCGGAGATGTATGCACGCTGTGCCGGAACAATGTTCAAGAAAGGCAATCAGCCAGTCAATCATCGTGAAGTCGGTAGCGAGAGAATCAATGTTGACGGCTATGTAGAAATCAAAGTCGCGGAGCCGAACAAGTGGAGACTGAAGCATCGCGTAGTTTGGGAGCAGTATAATGGCGCAATTCCAGCCGGAATGAATATTCAGTTCAAGAACGGAGACTCAAAGGATGTGAGAATAGAAAATCTCTACATCATCAGCAGAGCCGAACAGATGCGCACAGAGAACTCCATGATTGCACGCTATCCGCAAGAACTCGTTGATGTCATCCGAATGCGCGGATCCGTCGAAAGGTCAATAACAATGTACACCAAGAAAAACAGCAAAAGCAATGAGTAAGAACATATCACTTGACGCTCTTCGCGGACATCTCTTTGAAGCTCTCGAAGGCGTGAAAAATCTCTCTGATCCTGACGCATCAGACTGCGAGAAGACAAGCATTGAACAAGCGTCCGCAATCGTGGACATCAGCGGCAAGATCATTGACACATACAAGATGCAGCTCGCTGGCGTGGCACTTGCGGCAAAGCTTGAAAAGTCCGGAGTCGTATCTCGTCCGGCTTTAGTCCTGGAATCAATCGGCGTCATGGATGCGGATTCGAGCAAACTTCTTGAATCATGAAAATCCGTCCGATCACATTCAAAGATGCAAGTGCATTTGTGAATAAACATCATCGTCATCATGCAGCATCTCAGGGATGCAAGTTCTGTGTCGGACTGTATGCCGGAGATGAGCTTCGCGGAGTCGCAATTGCTGGAAGACCAGTTGCGCGGAAGTTCGACAACGGCGTGACGCTTTAAATCAATCGTGTCTGCACACTTGGAGACAAGAACGCATGCTCCATGCTTTACGGAGCTTGCTGCCGTATAGCTCGCGAAATGGGATATGAGAAAGTCATCACATACATTCTCGCATCGGAGCCAGGAACAAGCTTACGCGCAAGCAACTTTATCTGTGACAATGAAGCTGCCGGAAAAAAGCACTGGACTGGAGTCCGCGATAAGGGGCAAGCAATTCCGGCAGAACTAAAGAAACGATACATCAAGACACTATGAATGCAGTAACAATCGTTCTTGTTCTCACAGTGATTCTCGGCTTTGCTCACGAAGTCATCAAGCCATTCACGGCAGATCAAGACAACAACGAATCAACAACGAATGAAAACAATTAGCTCATACGGAGAGAATCTGCACTTCCGTTTCGGCATAGTGCAGAGCGTATTTATGAATGAAATCACAACTTTGAGAAATGAATCACAGAGAATTTTACGATGCAGTGAAGAAGATGCGCGAGCTGCAAAAGGAGTATTTCAAGACTCGCAGTCAGTACACACTGGAAGCCAGCAAGAAGCAAGAAAAGCTTATAGACGCAGAGATCGCTCGCGTGGAAAGCGTTCTGAAGCAGCGCATCGAAGCACAGCAGCAGAAGCTCTTTGAATAGTCCTGGATCCGTTACAAAATGAAACGCTTTGAAGAACTCACTGTCGGAGACTTCTCCGGCATGGAGACTGAAGAGATTGCTCAGAAGATTGAACTTGCGCAGCGCACTGATCTGCCGCCATTCACACAAGCGCAAGTCTTCGCGAAAGCCGCAGAGCTGGCAGCTGAGTTCTTCAACAAAAACAACAGACTGAACAATGAGAGTCGCATTGATTGAAAAATACCTGGAGAGCATCGGAATGAAACTCGGCAAAGGAGACATGATGCACACGCGCTGCATGATTCCGTTTTTGCTCATGGACATTGTGCTGGATATTTACAGCAAGGACATCGCAACACTGAATCTTAAATTCAAAATCAAGCAGATCCGAAACATGATCGGCATCAAGTATCGCGAATACAATTCCGAAGTCTTCTGCCGCTTCACTGACGAAGAAAAAGACGAGCTGATTGATGACATGGATAAGATGTGCAGATATGTTGCGGATGACATCACACGCTTGAAGCTCGTTTTCATGAAGAGCTGCGATGATCTGCCATTCGAGCAGAAGAAAGCTCTTGCTGGAGCTATGGCTTGCGGAGTTGTCTGTACCTATGCGCAGACTGTATATCGTGATACATTCTTGCACAAGTCGCGCTTTCATAGGCAGCTCCAGGAAACAAACAACGAGCGCATTGATGCCGTTGCAAATGCTTGCTATCGTTTCATGGAAGAATACAAGCCGAAAGAGCGCAGCTTGAACTTCAATGGCGAAGAAGCTGATATGCTGACAAACATCATCACTCGCAAGATAATCTCGTTCATCACGAACGAAGCAAACACACTGGAATCATAAACACTCAAAACAAATCAAACATGGAACTGAATCAGTATCAGAGCGCAGCAATGAAGACTTGCATGCACTCATCAGCAAACTGGACTTATATGTCCGGACTGCTGCACGAAGAAGCCGGAGAGCTTCAAGGAAAGTTCGACAAGGCGATCCGCAAAGGACTTGTCTCGATTGATGACAATCAACTTGTTCCGCTTGGAACGCCAGCGCAGTTCGGCGAAGTTCTCGCTGCGATGAAGAAAGAACTCGGAGATGTGATGTGGGCGTGCGCTGGCATCGCGTCCGTTCTCGGCTGGAGTCTTGAAGATGTCTGTCAAGAGAATCTTACAAAGCTCGCAGCTCGCAAGGAAGCTGGAACAATAGACGGAGCCGGAGACGGCATCAGTGGAAGTGAACGCAAAGCGGAATAGTATTATGGCAAAGAAAGTTCAGATCAAAGTCAACATCGCAGTTCTGCGAAAGTTCTTCTCTTATACAATCGTCAATCCGAAAACCGGAGCGAGCAAGGAATGTTTCTGCATACCTAAAGACGCGCTCTATGCCGGAAAGGACGGAGCGTTCTATCTTGATCTTGTCGGCTACGAAGACGAGCGCAAGAGCTACGGCAGACTCTTCTCTCTCAAAGAGCATCTCAACAGAGCTGACTATGACGCTCTCAAAGCTGCGAATCAGCAGCTTCCATTCTGCGGAGACATCAAGGAGCAGCAAGATCAGCAGCCAGCGCAAGCGGCGGCTCCGGCTCCGACAAATCCACAGTTCAGCAATGATGATTTCTCGCAGTCCGCTGATGCGGAAGATGATTTGCCGTTCTAACGCATGAAACGAAGCTCTACAACGCGCTTGAAGCCGCGAGCAGTCCGGAAGTCCAGCGCAACACGGAAAGTCGTTCAAATTGGCTCGGAATTGCGAAACGCTCAAAGCGGAGACATGTTCACACTTTGCATCAGGCAGCAGCTTGGCGCAGAGTGTGTTCGTGAGCTTCAGTTTGACGCTGTTCGCAAGTGGCGTTTTGACTACGCGATTCCGTCCGTCAAGCTCGCAATTGAAATTGACGGCGGAGTGTGGATTGAAGGCGGCGGCAGACATACACGCGGCAGCGGCTGGATCAAGGATCAAGAGAAGATGAACGCAGCAGCTGCTCAGGGTTGGCGCGTCATGCACTTCACTCCACAGCAGCAGCTGACTTCGTATGCGCTTGACTGCATCCGAGATGCGCTGCGTTTCTCGTCCGTAGAAGCGCAATGTGAAAAAGATTTACCAATAAATTGCTTATAGCATAAACGAAAAACTCTTAAATTTGCAAAACATGGGAAAGTTAGTGACAATCAATTCTCAGCTCTCAGCCGGAGAGCGTTTCATTCGCTGGATTAAAGGCATCTTCACTCCGTATGTAACAGTCAATCATATCGGCTCCGAGATGTATCAAGTCCGGACGAAAAGTTGGAAATATGGAGACTGGAAACTCGTTGAGACTCGCAAAGGAGCTTGCAAGAACACGGCGCAAGTTGTTCGCGGAGTCTTGAATGATTATCCAGGACACTTGCTGTATTTTCCGAAAGAAGCATTCCGTAAGGCGGCAGCAGAGATGATGAAATCACATAAGAAAAGAAGATAGCACATGAAGAAGTACGAACATAATCCGCGTACCTGGACGAAGAAGCAGTTCGCGCAACTCACAAAGAGTCTGCGTGAGCTTGGCGATTTGTCCGGCATTGTGCATGATCTCAACTCCGATCAGATAGTCGGCGGAAACTTCCGCAGCGAAGTCATGGACATCAACAAATGCGAGATTGAAATCATTCAGCGTTTCGAGACTCCGACTAAGCAAGGCACTGTCGCAGTCGGATATGTCCACTGGAATGGAGAGCGTTTCAACTATCGTCAAGTCCGCTGGACGAAAGCTCAGTGCGACAGAGCTTGTATTTCCGCTAATGCTATGGGCGGAGACTTTGACTATGATGAACTCGCGAATTATTTCAATGAGTATGATTTGACGGAGTTCGGCTTGGGTGTGTGGAATCCTGAAGAAGAGCCGAAGAAGAAAGAGAGCGGAGCGTCCACTGCGAAGCCAGCCGTCAAGATTGAGTTTCCGACTGACGGAGAAAAAGAGCGTTTTCTCGCGCTGATGCGCAGCACGATTGAGAACAGTTTTGATTGTACAATAAACGAATAGAAGCATGGCGAAGTTTGAGAAGGGAAACAAGTTCGGCAATCGCTTCAACTCCGAGACGGCAAAAGAAGCAAAGAAGAAGTCGCACGCGAGCCACATTCAGAACAAGCACGGCAGAGAGCTGCTGCTTGCGCTGCTGGATCGCAAGTGTGATTTTGAAGATGTGCGTGCGAAGTTGCACGAACTCGGCTTGAAGGACAAAGACATCACGAATGAAGTTGCAATGCACTTGCGACAGATCGAGCGAGCCATAAGACGCGGAGACACTGCCGCGTATGAGAAAATACTTCGCGCAGCCGGACAGCTGACTGACAAGAGCGAAGTTGACATGAATGTCTCCGGAGCTGTTGCGTTTGCTCCGATGACTGCCGAAGAACTGAAAGCGTACAGAGAGAAATTTGATGAAGAGTTCTAATGCGAGACATAACTTCATACGATGTTCAGGAACTGAGAGCGTTGCAAGCATACATGCTGCGCGACACTCTCAGCTTCACTCGCGTCTCATTTAAGTTTCAAACGAACGGCACGAAGTACATTGTCGGAGATCATCATCGCAAAATCTGTGACGCGCTTGATTCCGTCTTCAATGGCGAATGCAAGCGTCTCATTGTGAACATCGCGCCGCGTTACGGCAAGACGGAGCTTATCAGCAAGAAGTTCATTGAATACGGCTTCGCTCATAATCCGGCATCACGCTTCATTCATCTCTCCTATTCGGATGATCTTGTGCTTGACAATTCGCGCGAGATTAAGGAGACAATGGAGTCTCCGTTCTTCGCTGCGCTCTTTCCGGACGCAGTTCCAACATCAGGATCCGCAAAGATGTGGCGCACGAAGGCTGGCGGCGGCTTGTATGCTGTAAGTTCAGCCGGACAAGTTACTGGCTTTGGAGCCGGACGAGTGGAGAGCGAAGACGCGGAGCTGGACGAGTTCATGAGTGGCGGCAGCAGCTTCTCCGGAGCAATCATCATTGACGATCCATTGAAGCCGGAAGACGCTCTCTCCGATGTGCAGCGCGAGCGAGTGAACGCTCGTTTTGAAAGCACTATCCGCAGCCGTGTGAACTCCAGGAACACGCCGATCATCATCGTGATGCAGAGACTGCATGAGCGCGATCTCTGCGGCTATCTCATGGAGACGGAGCCGGACAAGTGGACTGTTCTATCGCTGCCGTGCATTGAGTTCAATGAAGACGGCTCGGAGCGTCCGCTGTGGGAGTTCAAGCACACACTTGAAGAGCTGCATGAGCTGGAGCGCGTGAATCCGTTCGTATTTGAAACTCAGTACATGCAGAATCCGAAGCCGCTCGAAGGTCTGATGTATAGTCAATTTCGGACATACGACACACTGCCAGTCGGAAACTATCGCATCAAGAACTACACTGATACGGCGGACACTGGCGATGATTATCTCTGCTCAATCTGCTATGCCGAATTTCCGACTGCGATCTATGTGCTTGATGTTCTCTTCACGAAAAAGCCAATGGAGTTCACGGAGCCGGAGACAGCTCGCATGCTGACGCGCAACGCAGTGACAACGGCAGTCGTTGAGAGCAACAACGGCGGACGCGGCTTTCGCAGAAATGTGGAGCGCAATTGTCGCGAGCTGGGAAACAACACAACGAGACTCGTTGACTTCACGCAGAGCGCAAACAAGCAAGTGCGCATTTTCTCGCATTCAGCGGAAGTCAACAATCTTGTCTTCTTTCCGGCTGGCTGGGAATACAAATGGCGCGACTTCTACACTGCGATCACAAGCTATCGCAAGGAAGGGCGCAACAAGCACGATGATGCGCCGGACGCGCTCACTGGACTCGTTGAGCATCGCGACTCAGGGCAGCACACTCGCATGAGCCGAACATAAAATTGAATGAGAAATCAATAAATTGACACAATATGACACTTTTAGACAAAATCAAGAACATTGTAGCAGCTGCTTGTCCGGACTATTCGTTTGAGTTCGACACAAGCCGCATGATGAATGTAGAAGCTGATGACAAACGCTTTCCGTGTGTCTTCTTGGACGAATACTATGACAGCAGCTATGTGTTCCGCTACGGCTGGAAAAGAAGCTGCCGTCTCGACATCTCATTCATGCGTCTCGCTGAGTTTCAGTGTGACGGCGTTGAGCGCGAAGCGTTGCGAGATCAGATTCGCGAAGAAGCAGTTAAGCCATTCTTGCGCGAGCTGGAGAAGTCCGGCTATTTTGAGAGCATCGAGAGCAACGGCACTGTTGTCAGCTCTCCAAACGAGCCGCCGAGATTTGACGCATGCTGCGTGTCTGTATTCTTGCGTGTGAACTTGATCTTCCGTGATTGTTAGCCATGAGACTGAAAATTGGAAAATATACGCTCGGCAAGCTCAATCTTGACGGCAAAGACTTGACTTATGGACAGCGCATCGCACTCGCAGAAATCTTTGCTCCGGCTGAAGGCGTAAGCGAGTACACTCAACTCTGCAACGCATTCAAGGAGCTGCACGGATTCTCGGCGAAGCTGCTGCCATTGAAAGCTCGCGTCCGTAGAATTGGCGAGATTGTGAACGGCTTGCAGTCCTGGATCGAGAAAGAGCAGCAGCTGCTTGACTACAAGCCGAGCGCAGACGAGCTTGCTGCTGGTGTTGAAGAACTCGGAAAGAAAGTCGGCAGCATGTCAACGCTGAAAGCAATCGCGAAAGCATACGGCAAGGATCCGGACGATGTGCTTGCATGGGAATACGGAAAAGTTTTCGGAATACTATTCACAGATCTCGAAGAACGCAAGTTTGAAGAGAGACTTATGAAGCAGAAAGAGAAGAAATATGCTGAACACAACAATAGAAGAGTCTATCACAACGGCGTTAAGTGATTGCATTGAGACTATCAAGCGCAACTCTCGCAATGCCGGACAAGTCGCAACCGGACGCACGCTGAAGAGTCTTGAATATAGACTTCAAAGCGAAGGCGAAGATTATGTCGCGCAGATTCTCGGACGCAAGTATTTCGGCAGCTTGGAGACTGGACGCGGAATCTATAACGGCGGCGAAGCGAATGTCAAGCAGTTCAACGACAATCTCGTTGCATGGTTTCGCGCTCGCGGCTTGCATTCGGATTTGACTGATGAGCAGCTCTATCTTGAAGCAAATCGTCTGCGCTGGTACATTAACAAGTACGGAACGCCGCTATATCAGAAAGGCGGACGCAAAGACATCTTTACGCCAGCCGTTGAAGGCTTCATGGAGACGCTTCAAGAGCAGCTTGTACAGTTCTTTCAGCATCGCGTTGAAAACCTATTCACGGAAGGATTCCAGGGATTCGGCAATAGTGAATTATCAGTTCAATAATAGCATCAACATATATGAGAAACATTCTTAAATCAAACTTTCTTCAGGCATTCTCGACATCGATCAACTATGACAACGAGAATGCAACTGGCGGCGTTGCTCTTTGGGAGAAGCCGGAGAAGATTCAGAACGCATTCAATCCGCTCATCTTCACGCGCTCGAAGTGGCTACACAAGACAAGCACATACTTTCCAGCAGACGGAGAACTGCGTCCGAACTTCTTGCATCTGTCCAGCAATACAATCAGCTTTGACTATGGCATCGCATCGCAGCTCTATGTGAGAGTCAGCACATCAAGAAGTCGCGTTCTCCAGCAAATCATCGGCTACGGACGCAATTCGTGGACGGTGCAGAATCTCATGGCTGCTGAGAGTGTCACTGGCATTCTCAGCATCTCGCTTTCCGCCCTCGGCAAAAGCTCCGAGTGCTATGACAAGCAGTATCTCTACATTGAAGATGAACGCACATTCATTGACGAACATTTCTGCATTGACAGCCGTGACTACATGTATAAGAACAAATCCGTTGAGACTTCAACGCTGAAGATCTATGACGCGAGCGGCAATCACACGAACATCACAGCAGAGTCATACAACGGCATCACTCGCTTTGACGCTTCGCAAGTTGTCCGCAAGTTCTTTGCGTTGCATCTCGCTGAGTTTGGCTCTGAGCTTATCATTCCGGACTCGGCTCTCTCAACTCGCTACTATGTCAATGGCATCGGCGGAGACTTCGCATTTGTTGCGCTCAACGCTGTTGCGCAGATCGGCGAAAATCCTGATCGCAGCAGTGATGTCGGCAAAGTGCTGACTCGCTTCAGCAAGCTGGATTCGTATGACGGCTATCCGCTCGACTATTCAGCTCTTGTCGGCGAAGAGATTTGGCGCAGCGGCATGACGGCAAACTCAACGAATCGCATTGATGCTGTCGGCGAAGAGTTTGAGCTTCAGACGGAGATCGGAGAAGCAATCGTCACGGACGAGAACGAGACAATCGCGCTCATGCCTGAGCTTGACATTCCAGTCTTTCCACATTGCGCTCCGGAGAGTCCGTTTTATGTGCGCTGGATCAATCAGCTTGGCGGCGTTGATTACTTCATGTTCTGCAAGCAGCAGAAGCACGCTCCACAAGTCAAGAGCGTCAGCACATTCGCTCCTTATGTCGCAAATCCATACGATGCCGGAACGAATGTCAAAGCATACGCCATGCAGACGGAGAATACAATCGTTGTCGGCACTGAAGGACTGAACACTCAGGACTTTGAGAGCTTGCGCTGGCTCGGCTTCGCAAGACATATCGAGTATTACAGCGAGAAGCTCAAAAAATGGCTGCTGCTCTCCGTTGCGAAGTTTGACGGCAGCTTCAACACAAAGAATGCGACTCATTCCGTAGAAGTAACATTCAATCTTCCTTCAATCAATACGCAGTTCTAATATGACAACAGAGCAGATCTATATCAATGGCGTTCTCATGGAGCAGAGCAGCGGCAAAGTTGCTTCGCTTGTGTTTCAGTCTCCGTTCTTCACGGATATTGATTCAATCGTGAGCAATCGCACCAACAGCGTTGACTTCCCTACTACGGAAAGCAATCTGCGTGCTATTGAGAACGCTCAGCTGCCTGGATCCGGCAGCAAATACGCTTATCGCAAGCACAAAGTGCAGTATTTCCGTGACGGAGTTCAGATCTTCTCCGGCTTCGGCACACTGCTCTCCGTAACTCCGACAAGCATCAAATTCTCGTTCACTTGGGGAAATGTGAACGCATTCAAGCAGTTACTTGACATTAAGCTCCGAGACTTGCAGTATCCTGGAGCTTATGTTGACTGGACTGTTGCGAACATTCAGACGAACATCAACTTTCCGACAAATGTTGAGTGGACTGCACAAGGGCGCGTCAATGGCTATCTTAAAACAGCCGGACACACTCATCCAATGCTGCGCGTGACAGATATTCTCTCGCGCTTGGAGACTGTCTCAGGCGTTACGATTGAGAACAAGAACATCTTCGAGAATCTTGCCATTCCTATGATGAGCAAGAACGCCGATGAGACATCGAAGAGAATGTCTTCACTCTTGATCTCAAACGGCAGCATCTATGACAATAGAGATCAGTCCTGGATCTATCCGCCGCATCGCTTGTGTTTGTGTCCGTCTTCGCAAGATCGCGACTTGTTTCACTTCTATCTTGGAGACGGCTTGTATGATGTTGAAAATGTCAACGAGATTCACATGCGTGTGCAGAGTGGTGTGAGACTGCTTGTCACTGGACTGCCGTCCGGAACTTCGCTGTGGCGCACTCCTGGCATTGCGGTCTATGCGTATGACGAAGACGGCAATCACGGACTGCTGCTCGAACAATTCACATTCGAGAAGTCCGGCTCATTCTATATCTTGAAGAACGACATTGATCGCGTCATCAATGTGGAAAGCTACACGCACATTGCATTTGTGCTTGTTGACGCTCCGTCCAGCGCGAACTCAATCAGCTGCGACATCTTCGGCGGCATGCTCTCGTTCAGCGTTGTGTGCGATGAGAATGACGCGACAGATGTTCCGTTCGGCGGCAAGTTTCCGCTCTTCTACAATCTTCCGGACTGGAGCGCATCGCAGCTGCTGAAGAATGTCATGAAGCTCTATGGCTTATTTCCGGTTTGCTGCGGCTCAAAGACAATCCGCTTCGTGTCTATCACTGACTTTTATCTAAACAGAAAGAATGCGCCGGACTGGACTGAGAAATTGATTCTCACGAACGGCATTGCTAATGAGCTGACTCCGACATTCGGCAGTTTTGCGCAGCGCAGCATGTTCAAGTATGCGGAAGATGACACAGTGAAGCAGAGCGCGAACGCTGCCATGCTCATAGATAACGAGAATCTCGACACGGAGTCTGATCTCATCAGTGTTGACTTTGCTGCCACTGAGACGGATGACAAAGGCGTGCTGCGCTTCCGTGCGTATGCTGTTGAAGGCGATGACGCGCAGAACTATGAGCAGTTCACTGAGCTTTCTCCGAGAGTGTTCCGTCTTGACGGCAGAGCTGCGGAGTTTGAGTCTCTCAAATGGAGCAATCTACTTTCGGAAAAGTATGGATTCTATCAGCAAGTCGTGAATCATCCGAAGTTACTCAAAGCGTCCGTCATCCTGGATGCGCTGGAGCTTCAGCAGCTGGATTTGTCCGTGCCGATCTATTCATTCGCACTCGGACACTATTACGCAATCAACAAGCTGACAACGAAAGACAACGGCATCGCAGATGTTGAGCTGCTTCAGCTTGGATCTGCTGAAGTGATTGAAGACGAGCTTGACAACAAAGAGACATTTGAGTCTCTCACTGTTCTGCCGGATGCGGACGGAAACTACTACACGCGAATCTCATCACTCACTGATGAACGCAATCGCGAAATTGCGCTGGACGAGTCTTATAAAATCTGCATTCTGCGATATGGTTATTCAAGGCGCGGAAAGCATTTCAAATATAAAGACTCTTACGGCTGGGATATATGGAGCCACAGCAGCCGCGTAAATAAGAAATACGGCGTGCCGCATTACACAGATCTGCGAAAGGGATTGCAATATCGCATCATCGGCGCGGAGATCCTGGAGCGCGGCGGCGTTAAAGCGTGGAGCCAGCAGAGCCGTACCGGATTTTATGACGAAGCAACGCTTGTTTGTCCGCTCGGCGCGACATTGACACTGCCGCACATGCGTTCACTCAGTAAACGCGGCTCTCGCGTCATGTCCAGTCACGGACGCATCACGAACAGAGCGAAAGACGGACTTGCGGAGCTTTATATTGCTCTGTATCGTAAGAATGCCGAAAGGAAATGGATTCGCGTCTCTAACATCGTTCAAGTTCGCGGCAGAAATGCCGACAAGACGCGCTTGTGGGAATTTGAAAAAGAGAGATTCGTGAGCATCGGATAGCTCACAGAAAAAATCAGCAGCCACAACCGGAAGGTCATGCACGACTCTCACGAGTCTCCTTTCAGGGGCAAAGATATGGAGAATTTTTGAAACTATACTAACATGGCAGAAGAAAAACAAACATTGTTGAATGTCAAGATCAATTTGACTGACACAATCAAAGAAATGGCAGACTATCAGCAGAAGATAGATGACATTTCAATCGCAATGATGCAGCTGACGCAGTCTTTCAAGAACGGCGAAAAGACTCGCGAGCAGTACAATCAGGAAATGATTCGGCTGAAGGAGACGAAGAAGGCATACTCGAAGGATATGAACGAACTCTCGCGCAAGACGCAGAACGAGATCATTGCGCAGCAGAAGTACGAAGGCACTCTCAAAGGCATGTGCGCTCAGCTCTCTCTCGCGAAGGATCAGCTCCGTGCAATGAAGATGACGGATCCAGGCTGGGAAGAGCAGCGTCAGTATGTGGACGATCTGAACAAGAAGATCAAGGAAGTTGAGCAGAGCTACGGAGTCTATCAGCGCGATGTCGGACACTATCGCACGGAGATCGAGAAGACGAAGGAGCGGATTGCCGAGACTGTTGCTCAGATGCGCGAACTCATCCGCACGCATCAAGAGGACTCTCCGGAGATGCAGCAAGCTACCGAAGACTTGGAGAAGTACAACAACACTCTCGCTTCTCAGGGCAAGAACTCTCTCAAAGCGGCGAATAACGGCATGTACGCTCTCATCGGCGCACTTGGATTCTTGTCAATGGCTTTCAAGGATGACTCCGCAGAGAGCGAGAAGATGCAGAAGCTCGTCAAGGACTTGAGCATTGCGATGACTGTGCTTTCCGTCATCACGAAAGCATACGATGCCGCTCAGAGGAAAGGCATCATTCAGAAGATTGCGATGAACTTGCAGACGAAGGCGGCTGCGAAGGCACTCGCTCAGGAAGCAACTGCGGAAGCCGGAAGCACTGCCGCGAAGATTGCCGGAACGAAGGCGCAGATTGCGCTGAACACGGCAATGGAAGCGAATCCTATCGGACTCATCGTTGCAGCTGTTGTCGCGCTTGTAGCCGGACTTGTCGCGCTTGTTGCCTGGCTCCTGAAGTCAACGGATGCGCAGAAGGCTGCGAACGAAGCGCAGAAGGCATTCGAAGAGCAAATCCGCAGGTCGGAGAACGCTCTTGCCGCACTGGAGACTCGCGAATCCGCTCGCGCAATCAACATCACGAAGGCATATCAGGACGAGATTGCCGCGATGATGAAATCCGGAGCATCGAAGGAGCGGATCGAGAAGAAGAAAATTGAAATGGAGAACGCTCTGCTGGATGCGGAAATCGCATCGAACAAGGAGCGTCAGAAGATTGAAGCGGAGACGGCGAAGAAGGCGGAAGCGAACTTCAAGGCTCAGCAAGTTCTGCTCCAGGAACTCGTCCGCCGGAAAGGAGCGGACGCGAAGGCTACGAAGGAGCAGCAGAAAGTCGTTGACGATGCCTACAAGACTTATCTCTCGCACATCAATGCGATGACTCAGGCAATCGCGGCAATCAACGAAGGCGAGTTCAAGAAAGTGGAGACTGCGTACTCGTCCGCTCAGTCTGCTGCGGACAAGGCATACTCTCGCGCTCAGAGCCGATTGTCAAATCTTGACAAACGCTATCAAGAAGCCTATAAGAGACGCTATCAGTTCCAGTATGACTATACGAAGAGCGCGGAAGAGAACGATGCGGAGAAGTTCCGCAACTCCGTGCTGCTGGAGCAAGCTCTCTTCCTTCAGCAGCAGAAAGTCGCGAAGGACAAACTTGCTCTTGATAGGAAATACGGCAAAATCACGAAAGCCGAGTATGAAGATCAGCTCAAAGTGCTGGCTTCCGAGTACAATACTTTCGCGCTCGAACAAGCGGAGATGCTCTCGGAACACACTCGCGAGATGCTCAACAATGCAATCAAGCTCGCTGGCGGAGAGACGCTTGAAAAGCAGCTTGCGGACTCGGCTTCAAAATACAACGATGCTCGCAAGCGGATCTCTGACTCCGACAAACTCTCCGAAGAAGAGAAGAAGTTTTACACTGAGCAACTCAATCAGGAAGAAGCAGCTGCTCGCGTGCAGATCAATCAAGCCGCTCAGAAGAAGATTGAAGATCAGATCAAGAAGAGCGTTGACATGCTCTATCAGTATGACATCCGCCAGTTCTCTGCCGAAGAGACTGATGTGCTGGAAATGGAGATCGAGCGTCTTCGCAAGCAGATTGCGGAGCGTAAGAAAGCCGGACAGAACACACTCGCGGATGAAGCTGCTCTCGCGCAGAAAGAAGCGCAGATGCGCAACGCTCAGTTGAACAAGGAGCTGCAACAGAAATGGCAAAATGCTGATGCTCAATACAAGCTCACGAAAGACTTCCTTGAAAAGGAGATTCAGCTGTATCAGGAAGGCACAACGGCTCGCGCTCAGCTGGAGCAAGAGCTTGCAGACTTGACTTCGGCTCACTATCAGAAGAAGATAGATGAAAGCATGGAGTATGTCAATGCAGCCATGTCCGGACTCAGCGCGATGAACGATTTGTTCAACAATCTCGCAGATCGCGAGCTTGCGAAGGAACAGAAGAAGAACGATCAGCTGAAGAAGTCTCTCGATAAGCGTCTCAAAGCCGGACTCATCTCGCAGAAGGAATACGACAAGCAAGTCGCAGCTGCTGACGAAGAACTCGCAAAGAAAGAGCTTGACTTGCAGATCAAGGCGGCAAAGCGTCAAAAAGCAATCGGCATCATGGAAGCAGCAATCAACACAGCTGCTGCAATTATGAAGATTTGGGCGGAAGTTCCGAAAGTTGACTTCGGCGCATCTACTGCCGTCTTGACGGCTCTCGCAGCTGCTACTGGTGCGATGCAGATCGCAGCCATTGCTGCGCAGCCACTGCCGCAAGCGCGTGTCGGTGGTTTCGTCCAGGGCGCATCTCATGAGCAAGGCGGCGTTTTAATAAATACCGAAGGCGGAGAGCGCATCATTAGCAAGAATCCGTCCGCAGTATTTCCGGAGCTGCTGAATCTCATCAGCTACATCGGCAAGCACAGCGGCATTCCGGACACTGGCTATGCAAACGCAATGCTCGGCTCCATGAGTACGGAGAAGAATGTTGACGGAACTCCAATCGACTACGACATTCTCGCGGATAAAATCGGAGAAAGAGTCGCAGCTGCTCTCGCTGCTAATCCGCCGAGACTCGCAGTTGACGAGTATCGCGCAGCTGATGCAAACTACACGAAGATTGAACAATCAGCGAAGATGTAGCTAACGATGACAACTTACGAACTCGCGAAAACACTCTCAGCGGAGCAGAGAAAGAAAATGTCGGAAGCTGGCATTCTCTCTGCTTCCGTTGAGCGTTACATGTATATCTATGAGATGTTCGTTCAGCTCACTGCTGACGGAGTCTCCGTTATGGACGCTTACGCGGAGATCTCTCGCAAGTGCTACACTTGTGAAGAGAATGTTCGCAAGATCATCCGTAGAATGCAGCGCGAGATTTAAGATTTTGTGGTAATACAATTTACCAACATCGTTTCGGATTATTTTGATACATTTGCAAAAAGAAACGCTTATCACATAAGCAAAACGAACTATGATAGAAGTAAAATTACACAATCCAGTTGCGAACGAGTCGCGTGCTTGGATGTATTGGTGGGACGGCTATGAAGGAGTCTTCTCGCTTGAATTTGTGCAGCATCTCTTCAAGAGTCATCCGGAAGAGACAGACTTCAAGTTCAACATTCATTGTCCAGGCGGCGAAGTTGAGGAAGGTTTAGCGATTTATGACTGTCTTCGCACTTCCGGCAAAAACATTCACATGAATATCGAGGGCGATTGTCATTCAATGGCTGTTGCTCTTCTGCTCGCGGCTCCGAAAGAGAATCGCACAGCGAATCCGAACTGCACTGCGCTCATTCATAAAGTTTACGGATGCTCATATTCCGGCACTGCTGACGAGCTGGAAGCACAAGCCAAAGAGACACGCATGTTGCAGAACAAGATTCTTGACATCTATGCAGATCGCACTGACATGGATCGCGAGACTCTCGAAGGGATCATGAATCAGGAAATCGCACACAATGCGAGTGAGCTGCTTTCATGGGGATTCATCAGCAAGATAAACTCTTATAATACAAACTACAAATCAAATCACAAATTCACTATGAATGTAAATCAGATCAAGAAAGACGCTTCCGCTCTGCTCAACAAAATTCAGCAGCTTGTCGGCGGCGCAGCGGCATCAAACTATGAGTTTGTTGACGCGGACGGCAATGTGCTGTTCACTACTGATGCAGAGACTGCGGAGCTTGCAGTTGGAACTGAAGTTTCCGTTGAGTCCGGCACTTTCACTCTCGCTGACGGCAGAGTCGTTGTTGTCGCAGACGGCAAAGTTGCAGAAATCCAGGATCCAGCAGCTGAAAACTTCGATCATGTTGACGCTGACGGCAATGTTCTCTTCACAACTGAGTCAGAAGATGACACTCTCGAAGTCGGCATGGCAGCAACTCCGGACGGCGAGTTCGAGCTTCCTGACGGACGCACTGTCGTAATCACAGACGGCGTTATCGCTGAGATTCGTCCAGCTGAGAACGCAGACGAAGAACTTGTCAATCTTCGCAACGAGAACTCTCAGCTTTGTGCTGCTCTCGTTGAAGCACAGAATCTCATCAAGGAGATGAAGAAGAACTTGAAGAGCAACTATGTTCCAGGCAGCAGAATCGGCTCATCAGCGTCTTCAAACAAGGGCAATGCAACTGCCGCAAGCGCAGAGCGCAAGAACGCAGTGAAAGAAGCTCTTCACGGCAATAAGTAAACAATTCAAAACAATCAAAAATTATGGCATCAACTATCAATTTTTCAACTTTCGCGTTCTCTGCTGAGCAGATTCGCGACATCAACGAGCTGGTGTTCGATGAGCTTCTTCACGCACCTGATCTCGACTTCATTCACACTATGTTCTCCGGCATCGTTTATGACAAGGAGATCGGATTCATCGGCGGCAGCGGTCTTGTCGGCAAAGCTGGTCAGGGTTGCTCTCCTGAAGCTCAGGATTGGAACATCGCAACTCGCAAAGTTGTATGGACTCCAAAAGAGTGGGAGATCTTTCTTGATGAGTGCGCTCAGGATCTCAAGAACACTGCGGCTGTATATGCTCTCAACAAAGGCACTCGCGTGGATGATCTGACTGACACTGACTACATGGCAATTGTTGTCAAAGTTCTCACTGAAGCAGTCAAAGACTTCATGTATCGTCTTGCATGGTTCAACGATGTTAACGCTGACAATGTCGGCAACAGTGGCATTCTTACTGCTGGCGTTGACAAGAGCTACTTCAACATTCTTGACGGTCTTTGGAAGCAGATCTTCACTGCTGTTACTGCGAAGCCAGCTCTCGGCGTTACTATCGCAGCCAATGCGCAGACTACAAAAGCCGCACAGATGCAGCTCTCTGCTGATGACGCATACGGCATTCTTACAAAAATGTACTACGCAGCTCCAATTGAGATGCGCGGCAATGGCAAGATGCGTTTCCTGGTTACTCAGTCAATCGCGGACGCATATCAGCAGTATCTGACTGGCAAGGGCATTGAGTCAACTTACAAGAATCTCGTTGACGGCGTTCAGTCACTCAGCTTCCTGGGCGTTCCGGTTATTCCTATGCCAGTTTGGGATAAGAACATTCAGTCATACAACGATCTCGGCGCAACTTACTACAAGCCACATCGCGCAGTCCTGATCGAGAAAGAGAATCTCGGCATCGGCTCAGCAAGCGAGAACGCATTCGGCGAGTTTGACATTTGGTATGACAAGACTTCTCGCAAGAACTATGTTCTGCTCAAAGACAAGTTCGATGCGAAGCTTCTCAACGGCGAGCGTTTCGTTGCAGCTTACTAACAGAGCGCACTTCGTTATCTCTTCCAATATAAACCGAGCGCAGCAGTGGAGACACACTCTGCCGCTGCGCTCTTAAAAAATCAAGACAAATGAACTGCTCAAATATCACAAAGTCACTCGTTTTCGGCGGCTGCGGCATCGCTCCAAAAGCTGTCGGCATTGAGTCAGACATCGTTCTGCTCAACAAAGCAGACATCGCATCAGTGGAAGCAACTGGCAATGTTGTTTCCGAAATCACTCTCGCAAGCGGTAAGTTCGGCGTTCGCTACACTTCTTTCAAGAACTCTTTTGAAGGCAGTGTCGCATACAACAAAGGCACTTACAGAAACGCTTTCAATCACTCTGTTGTCATCCGCGTGTTCGACAAGAGCCAGGACATCAAAGACGAGCTGAACAAGCTCATCAACGGCAAAGTCGTGGCTATCGTGAAGAATACTGACGCTGTTGACGCAGTGAAGTATGAGATCTACGGACTCCAGTGCGGACTCGTTGTCACTGACATGCCAGCGAACGCAACTGACGGAGACGGCATCGCATATCAGATCACTCTCGCAAACGAAGACAACGAGCATGAGAGCGAGCTTCCAGCATCTTTCTACGCTGGCTCACTCGCATCAACTGAGACTGCACTCGAAGCACTTCTTCCTCCAAGCGAGTAAGTCATGACAGTTGAAGAGTACAAAGCTGCATTCAGGGGATTGAGTCAGTCGCAAGTGCGAGAAAAAGCACGCACTGACTCTGTCTTCCGCAGCGAAACGGAGCGCATCTATGTCGGCGCATTGCACGATACTCTGAACAAGAGCTGCGGCGATTGCTGGTGTGATGCTTACGCCGTCATCATGCTCACTAAAACTGAAACGATTATGAAATCTGCTGAAAGAAAATTTGCACTCGCTGCCGGAGCTTTGCTTCGCGATGTACGCCAGGACTGCAACGCGAGACTCTGCACGCATCACAATCTCACTGACGAGCTTGCGCTCTATCATCTCGGCACTTGTCCGGCTTATATCAAGTATTTCACGCTCTATCCGGAGAACTGGCAGCAGCTTGCATCGGAGTACATCGCGAAACTTGACGGAAAAGCCGCTCCAAAGGCACGAAAGACGGCAAAGACTCGCAGTTAACAATCAAGAAGCGTTGCAACGGCAACAGTGAAACAAGTTCGGTTGCTTGACATCAGTTGAGCAGCCGTTTTTATTAAGAAAACGAAATGAAAGCATCAAGACTTACAACAGATAAACGAGTTGACTCTTCAAATAGCAAGAGTCTGCATGTGCAGACATTTGGAGAGCGCAACGATCAGCCGCAGCGCATCTTGGAGATCCTGGAAGCGTCAGTGACTGGCAATGCTTGTGTCGGCGTGTATGCTAAATTCATCTCCGGACGCGGATTTCGCGATGACAAGTTCTATCGTGCCGTGACGGATTGCAAAGGCACAACAGTTGACGCTCTGCTTGCAGCTTGTGCTGGAGACTATGCGCGACTCGGCGGTTTCGCTATACATGTCAACTATAATGCGCTCTATGAAGTCGTATCTGCGTCACACATTCCGTTTGAGTGGATTCGCTTTGAAGAGCTTGATAAAGAAGGACACTTCAATCGTCTCGCGATTCATCCGGATTGGGGCAAGCGTTACACTGCGCTCCGTCCGTTCCGCGAGAAAGACATCCAGTTCTTCCACTTCTTCAATCCGGATCCGGAAATCATAGACGCGGAAGTTGCTGAAGCTGGCGGCTGGAGTGGCTATCGTGGACAGATTCTCGTCTTTTCAAACAAGGGAGACAAAGTTTATCCGACTCCAATCTTTGAAGCTGCTCTCACGGACATGTCCAATGAAGAAGGACTCTCGAATATCACTCAGCGAAATGTTCGTCATAACTTCTTGCCAGCTGGCATGCTCATTGACTACGACAACGGCTCAAACTCGGAAGATCAGGAAGCTGAGACAAAAGAAGAGATCAAGGAGTTCCAGGGAGATACGAATGCCGGAAAACTGCTCTACATCAATATCAGGAACGGAGAGACGAAGCCGGAGTTCGTTCCATTCAGCGGAAACAACTTTGACAAAGAGTTCGAGAAAGCTGAAGCGAAGACTCCTGGAATCATCGGACGCTCTTTCAATCAGCCGCCAATCTTGCGAGCTGAAGATGTCGGCGCAAACTTCGGCGCAGATCTCATGCGCAATGCGTATGACTATTACAACTCAATCACTGAGAGCGAGCGCAGCGTCATGGAGCGTCAGTTCAGACGCATCTTTGACTTGTGGTACGACAAGACTCTCAACATTGAGAAAGATTACGAAATTCTGCCGCTCTTCTATCGCGTGAATCAGACACTCGCTGAGCGTCTCGGCGCGAACACGGAGAAAGTGCTGGAGCTGCTCGGCAATACTGCGATGAATGAGCGTGCGAAAGCCGTGATCCTGGAAGAAGTCTTCGGCTTGGAAGATGATGAAATTCACAAACTCATAGAAGGAACTCGCGTATGATAATCAGCATTGAAGACATTCGCGCAATCAGGCAGATTGCTGCTAACATTAACGAAGACAGAGTCAACATCTACATCAACGAAGCTGAGCTGCTTGACTTGCAGCCAGTGATCGGAGCGGACTTGTATGAGAAGCTCAGGAACATCGGCACAATCGTGCTGGATGAAGAGCAAACAAAGCTGCTCGATGAGAACGGAGAGCATGAAATCATTCTCCAGTACGAAGAAGATCTTCCAATAAACGAATACAAGCTGCTCAATGGCGGCTACTACACAGACAACTGCGGCGTGCGCCATAGGTTTGAAGGCATCAAGAAAGCTCTTGCATACTTCGCTTATGCGCGTTTCGTCCGTAATCACTCAACGCATGTCACTCCGTTCGGCGTAGTGCAGAAGCTTGGCGATGACAGCAATCCGGCAGATGCTCGGAACATTGCTGCTATTTCCGCAGATGCACGCAAGATCGGAGAAGACTATCTCGCTCACGCTATGAAGTTTTGGCATTGCGTGGAATCGGCTCGCGCTCATGCAGCTGCTGCCGAGCGTCCACGTAAGAAGAAATTTATCGCTATCGGAGACTAATTCACTTCTAAAATTTTATAATAATGCCACTTAACACACAAGGAAAAAAATTCGCTCAGGACTTCGAGAGAATTGACGAAGTCAAGAGCAACGACAAAGTGCTGATTCAGGACGCAAGCACTGGCGTTGTGAAGTTCGCAACTCCAGGACAGATCAACGCGAAGTTCGAGAAGCTTGTTGCTGACATCACTGTTGCTGAGAATGCTGCCGCTGCCGCAAGCACGGCTGCAACGAAAGCGGAGACTGCAAAGAGCGGCGCACAGACTGCGAAGAACGCGGCTGAGACTGCGAAGAACGCGGCTGAGACTGCGAAGAACGCGGCTGAGACTGCGCAAGCAGCAGCCGAGAAAGCTCTCGCAGACACTCGCGCTGAGCTGCCAGCAGTGAAAACTGCAATCGAGTTCTTGGAGAAAGCTCTCGGCAAGTACGCTGCACGCACAACTCTCGCTCTCTCTGTTGGTAAGAGCGGCAAGTATGTGAACACTGTCGGAACTGAAGTTTCAGACGGCTCATTCTCAATCTCGGCTCCGGTGCATCTCGCTGCCGGAAACATCTATCTCTTTCCAGCTGCTACATCAGTCGGAACATCTGTGTCTCTCTTCTCTCGCGCCGTTACACGCACATACGACAAAGTCATCAATTATGACTTCACTTATGGCGAAAATGAGCGCGTTCTCACTGCGACTGCGGACTACGATAAGAGTCTTGTTTATACTGCACACTATGCAGACGCAGAAGCAAGCACTCCGGACTACTGGGAGCGCGGCGGACAGCAGTTCGTCACTCTTCCGGCTACACATGTAGTCACTGAGAGTTTCTATGAGCCGCTCTTTAAGACTGGTGCAGCTTCAATGCCAGCGAGCGGATGTTACATCTATCTGTGTCCGGTTGATATGGACATCGTGATCTCTGCGAAGACTGCTGACATCAACGGCAAGTCAATGGAAAGCGTTCGCTTCGGCGTGTTCGCGTCTATCACAACGAACTTTGTTGGTGCGCCAGGGCAGAAAGTTCTCGGACAAGCATTCGCTCAGATCTTCGCGATGATCGCTGGACTCGCTGCCGTTGTGGACAATGGCGGAGATCATAGCGCAATCTCATACGATGCGCAGCTCGGCTTCAAGGTTTGTGGCTTTCCTATTATCGCGTCAGGACATGGCGTTCCGTCAGCAACTACGCTGCCGGAGCAGAGCGGCATTCCGGCGTTCATCGGACAGCTCTATATTAATCTCGATGCAAGCAGCAACGGACTTTATTATGCCAATGGCACAGACGCAGTGTCTAACTGGAAACAAGCTTAAATTATTGAGTTATGATAAAGACTTACGAAACAGATGCAGCTCACGCAGCTGCTGCAAAATCCGCAATCGAGAGCGCAGTTGTTCTCATTGAGTCAAGCAACGAGATTGTGACTGACGGCGTGAATGTCATCACTAATAATCCAAAAGTCGGAGACATTCTCGTTCTTGACGAGAGCAACAAGAAACGCTTCATTGCGCTTGACACTTTTCAAATGGCTATCTTTCCGAAAGCATGGACTATTGTCGGCGTTGTCGCAGTCCGCGAAGGGAACAAAGTCATCTGCGTCCACAAGTCCAACGCTGGCAAGGCTTGGAGTGCAATCTTCAAATTCAAAGTCACTGGCTGGAATCTTGACGGAGCGCAGCACACTACAAACATCACATTCTATTCATCGCAGACTCCGGCTGCTGATCCGGCTTTCAACTATGCTGGAACTGACTACGCGACAATCGCAGCACAGTTGAATACATGGTTTGACGGCTACAAAGCAACAAGCGGACTCCGTTATCATGCAATCGCGCTTGAAGACGGCATTCGCGTGCAGATTGAGCCCTATAACACATGGTATCAGTATGTTCTGAGCATGTCCGGACTCACTGTTACTCAGATGACTGGCGCAGAGCTTCCGGCAAGCAGCACGCTCTATCGCAAAACCGGACTACGCATTGACTGGTTTGCATGCAATCTCGTTCGTTATATGCAATGGGCAAAGACAAGCGGCTCCGTTCCGACTTCAAATGTTCCGCTCAGCACATACACTGGACATGCTGTCAAGATTGCAGACTTCAACACAAGCGCATTCTGTGAGCTTCTTCGCAAGACATACTGCAAGAATCCTTCGGCTCCAACTGAAGACGATTATCTCGCATATATCAAAGGCGAATACAGCGGCAGAGTTCCGGATCAGCGCGGCGCACTGGCTCCGAAGTTCACTGACGGGCATGATAACACATACAAGCTCGCTGGCTCCAGGTATGTAGATTATAACGGCGTTGAGCAGATTGAATATCCAGCTTTTGACTACTGTGCTGATGTGGCATACAATGCAGACGGCTTGACTCGCGGCTGCTGGTATCTTCCTTCAAATCTTGAACTCACCAAGATCATGCGCGGCATCACTTACGGACATTCCGGAGTCTCTCGCGACAAGGCGGATCCAGTCAATCGCTCACTCAATGCAATCGGCGGCTCTGCTATCAGCTGCGCATCCTATGTTTGGAGTTCGTCTCGCTGCAATGTGGGCAACGCTTGGAACTTCGGCGGCAACGGCCACTTCAGCAACAACAGCTTCAGCTTCGGCTTAGCTTGTGTGCCGTGCGTGCTTTTAACACTGAACGAAAGTGAAGCTTAATTCTTAACGCTTGCGGCGGCAGTCGGTAACGCTGCCGCTGCATTCAAACACTTTGTGAATATGAAAACGGACAAAGCCGGAATCTATGTTGACGGATATAAGCTGCGCAAGCTCTTGAAGCGTGCGCAATACACAATGACGAAAGCAGATCGCATCATCTACGGCACGCCAGTGCTGAAAGCTTGCGGCGATTTCATCACAGACTTTGTGTTTGCATACGACTTCAAGGAAGAGCGCGACTATTACATCCGCAAGATGTGCGCCGACTTTGAAATCCTGAAGATCGATTTGCGAATAATCGCAGAAGACAATGTTCTGAAGTGTCCGGATCCGGCGAACGCTCTGATGTCTCCGGACGGCTTCAAGATTCAAATCTTCGAGCTGATTGCGCGGATAGATGACGGAATACTGAAGTGGCGGAAAAGTATAGAAAAAGAGAAAGGCAAGACCGATGCCGCAAAGACATCGGCAGACTGATAGAATTAAAGGAGCATCCGCCGTCATTTACGGCTATAAGCAAGAAAGTGATGCTTAAGGCGCATCCAATGTTTGGAGTTCGTCTCGCTACAATGTGAACAACGCTTGGAACTTCAACAACAACGGCAACTTCAACAACAACAACTTCAACAACGGCTTAACTTGTGTGCCGTGCGTGAATTGATTCGAGACAGTGATTGAACAAGACTTCATAAACGCGTATTACATTACGCGAGCAAACAAGCGAAGGAGCGCGGATAGTGTGGACTTTGAGCTGCACTGGGAGCGCAATCTCGCTCGCTTGATGCGTGAGCTTGACGATCATACTTTCTCTCCGTCTGCATATACTTTCATCTCCCCGCGTCCAGCTCCGAGAGAAGTCTTTGCTTGTGAAATGGCTCTCCGTGTAGTGCATCACTACATTGACGAGCGCATGCGTCCGCTCATTGAAGAAGAGCTGACAAATCGCACATTTAACAATCGCATTGGCTACGGCGGAGTTGAAGCAATCAACACTCTGATCTCCGACATATATGAAGTCTCTCAGGGATTCACGAAAGATGCCTGGATCATCAAAATGGATTTGTCCGGCTACTTTCCGAACGCAGATCAGAACATTGTTTTCAAGCAGCTCTCCGATCTCACACTTCGCAGATACGAAGGAGAAGACAAAGACTTGCTGCTCTACATGATAATGCGCAGCGTCTTCAGCTATCCGGCAAAACATTGCTATCGCAAAAGTGCGCTCTACAAATGGAAAGACATTCCGGACGCGAAGAGTCTCTTCAAGAAGCCGGACGGCATCGGCGGCGCAATCGGACATCTCATTTGGCAGAACGCAATGAACTACTATCTCAACGACTTGGATCACTGTCTCAGCGACAAGAACGCAAACTCTTGTGGCTTGCACTTTGTCCGCTTTGTCGATGACATGGTAATCGTTACTGATAATAAAGAATGCACGCTTGCGCTCATTGGAGAGATCCGTGAGCGTCTCGCAGATGTCGGCTGCACTCTTCATCCGAGAAAGTTCTACTGCCAACATTATACGAAAGGCGTGAACTTCATCGGCTCGACTATCAAAATGGACAGAGTCTATGCGAGCAATCGCAATGTCCGGAACTTCCGCAATACGATACACGATTTCAACAAGTGCGTTCGCGTGACGCGGCTTGAAGCGTTCTTGTCTTCAATGAACTCTTATCTCGGAATCTTGAAGACTCGCAACGGCTACGCCATAATCCGCAACATGTTGGAAGAAGTGAATCCGGAATGGCTGAAGTTCTGCCACTTTGATGCTGAGCGTCTCTGCTTTGTGGCAAATCGCGGCTATACTCACAAAGAACTACTTTCAAGAAAATATCATCTTAAATTCAAAAAGAAACATGGAAAAAAGAACAGAACTCAGCAGACTGGAATCACGCCAGCTGGAGCGGCTTGCTGAAATGGCAAGCTCAGACGCGCACGCTGCAAAGTGTGCGAAACTTGGACTCTCTTTCGCAGAGACTTATCCGCACGATTTGGAGCAGTACAAAGCTGCTGTATCCGAGTACAATGAAAACGAGACTCGCATCGCAGAGCTTCGTCAGGAGATCGCAGATGATGAAGCTGCCGAAGCAGCTGCTCGTCATGACGAGATGCCGGACAACGAAAATGCAGAGTAACTATGAGCAAGTTCGTTGAATGGCTGAAAGCCGCATGGCAGTGGATCAAGAACGCTTGCGCCGCTGTCTTTGCCTGGATCCGCCAGGACGGATTCAATCACATCTGCGTTTCCGCTCTGCTCGTCATCGCGCTCGGCTGGATTCGTCCGATGTGGATTCCGATTGCGATTGTTGCACTCATCGGAATCGGCAAAGAAATCTATGACTATGTCACAAAGAAAGGAACTCCGGAATGGCATGATCTCGCTTGTGATGCAATCGGCATTGTGCTGGGAGTCTTCTTCGTGTGGCTCAATTCACTCGTTAATTAGCACTGCAGGACATGACACTCGCGGAATCAAATCCAACGAGCGCGACAATCGCGCAAGGGGGCGTTTCTGTGCTTGCCATCACATTCTTGCACGACACATTCACACTGATGTTTCCGTTCTTGTTTGTTGCTCTCATTTTGATTATCGCTGATCTCTTCTTCGGCATTGCGGCTGCGCATAAGCGTGGAGAGATTGTGCGTCTTTCGCGAGCAATACGCAGAACAGTGGGCAAAGTCGTGGAATATGCGTGCTGGATAGTGCTTGCAGCTTCGCTCGCTGTTGCATTTCAATTTCCGAGCTTAAACTGGATATTTCTCGCTCTCGTTGTCGGAAATGAAATGATCTCTATTATCTCGAACTGGCTCTTCTTGCACGGAAAGAAAATCTCCGGACTGCCGGAGTTCTTCTTGAAGTGGATTGGAGACAAGACGAACACAGACACAAGTTCAATTCAAATTACTGAAGCTGATGAAAATTCTCATTGACAACGGACACGGAGAAAACACTGCTGGAAAGGGATCTCCGTTCTCATTGAACAAGACGCTGCCTAAGCTGCCGCTGCGCGAATATGCCTGGGCGCGTAAACTTGCCGCCAGAATCGTTCTCGGACTGCGCAGACTCGGCTATGATGCCGAGCTGCTCGTCCAGGAGCGTTTCGATGTAAAACTCACTGAAAGATGTCATCGCGTGAATGTATTGTGCAACGCTCTCGGCAAAGAGAATGTGCTGCTTGTTTCAGTTCACGGCAATGCGTTCGGCATGGGCGTAGATTGGAACTCTGCACGCGGCTGGAGCGCATACACATGTCCAGGACAGACAAAGTCCGACATTCTCGCAGATCATCTCTATGCTGCCGCCGAGAAGAACTTTCCCAAAGACATGCGAATCCGCACGGAGAAGCAGCCGGACGGAGACAAGGACTATGAAGCGAACTTCTACATCCTGAAGAACACGCTTTGTCCAGCCGTATTGACAGAGAATTTCTTCTATACGAATGTTGATGACTGCACATACATGCTCAGCGAAGAAGGCAAAGCGGCAATCGTGCAGACGCATATTGACGGCATCATCTCTTACATTGAATCATTGTGAAACGAGTGAGACTGACACGGAATCTTTTCAATTTGTTTGGCTCATAATGTTTAGTTAATTGGTTAATACTGGAAGCGGCTGGAGCTGCGCGACTCTGTCAGTCTCACGCTCGGCTCCGGAGCTTCCTTCATCTACTATGAACAAGATCACTGAAACACTCGTCTGCGCAGCTGTTCTGATCGCGCTGCTTGGCGGAAGCTTTGCCACTGGAAGACTCACGAAAAAGCCGCAGATCATTGAGTCGCGAGACACAACTATTTTGACACAAATTGTCAAAGATACAATCATTGAAGTGCGCTTCAAAGAGAAGATCATCGTGCGCCATGACACTTGTGTTCTCGCTCGCGTTGACTCTGTATTCTGCCAGCAGCCGGACTCTGCCGCCGTTGCGATTCCGATTGAAGAGCGCGTCTTCACTGGCGAGAACTATCGCGCAGTCGTGCAAGGTTACAAGCCACAGCTCACAAGTATTGACATCTATCAGAAGACTATCGTTGTCGAGAGCGTGAAGAAAGACGCGAGCCGCTGGAGCTTTGGAGTAAATGTCGGAGCGGCAGCTGGCTTCTACTACACGCTTCACGGCTGGAGTCCTGGAGTCGGCATCGGTGCAAGTGTCGGCTTACAGTATAGATTTTAATTCTTGCAACTTTGCTCAATATCTGCAAATCTGCATTTTGTCAAATTGACAGAATGCGGATTTTTTCTATCAAAGTGACAAAGTGACAATTTTGTCCGCGTCATTTATTAAGCGAAATCACTATCTTTGTCAGGCAGTCAAAAACCATTTTCCTGATGCCAGGAATATGATGCTTATCGGATAAGCTTTTTCTTCACTTTTGTTGCGATTTTGTGACTGCTCGCTAAAGATAAAACTCGTAACGCGCTATATTTCAATTCACTATATCTTTTTTGATACATTCTGCATCGGAAAGTAATATCCAACAACGATAAACAAACGAAAACAAAGCTGAACAAGCTGCATTCAATCATTTGTTTTGTTTGGAATTGTTTGAAGTTGTCGCATTTTTGTTGTTATTTTGTGACTGCGCTCTGTGAATAGTAACAAGCGCAACAAATCCGAAACAAACTGACAACATCATGACAAAAGCAAAAGAGCCGATCAAACTTCGGCAGCGTTCGCAGTCCAGTGGACGCACTTCGCTCTATCTTGACATCTACATTGACGGCAAGCGGAGCTATGAATTTCTCAATCTCTATCTGATACCGGAACACAATCGCGAAGATCGCGAGAAGAACAGACAGACTCTCGCGCTTGCGGAAGCCGTCCGCAGCAAGCGCATCGTTGAAGTGCAAAACGGCAAGTTCGGCTTTGAGCGCGGCTTTGCTATGGACGCAGACTTTCTCGCTTACTATCGTGGACTCTGCGAGAAGAGACTCGGCGCAGAGAGCAAAGCGAATTGGGGAAACTGGTGGAGCGCACTGAAACATCTTGAACGCTACACTCCGAAAGGCACAACGCTGGGAGACATCACGCCGGAGTTCTGCGAAGGATTCAAAGACTATCTCGACAAGACTGCACATCGCAAGACAAGCAAGAAGAACACAAAGCCGAAGAAGTTATCACAGTCCAGCAAGCAGAGCTACTTCAACAAGTTCCGCTGCTGCTTGCGCACGGCAGTGGATGACGGACTCATTCCGAAGAATCCGATGCGCGGCTTGAAGGGATTCGCGGATGCCGACACCGAGAAAGTCTATTTAACTCTTGATGAAGTGCGCAGCATGTATGACACAGAATGCCGCTATCCGGCACTCAAACGAGCGTATTTGTTCAGCTGCCTGACTGGACTCCGAAAGTCCGACATTGAGAAAATGCGCTGGAGCGAGATCAGAGAAGAAAACGGCTACACTCGCATCGTGTTCCGGCAGCAGAAAACGAAAGGACAAGAATATCTCGACATCAGCGAAGAAGCAGCTACGCTGCTCGGAGAACGCGGAGCTGCAAACGAGCTTGTCTTTGCGGATTTTATTTATGACTCTTACACAAGCGTTGAGCTTTGCCGCTGGGCGATGTCTGCCGGAATAGACAAGAAACTCACATTTCATTCAGGAAGACACACATTCGCTGTGTTGATGCTCACGCTCGGCGCAGACATCTATACAGTGCAGAAACTGCTCGGACATCGCGAGCTGCGCACAACTCAAATCTATGCCGACATCCTGGACGAGAAGAAGCGCGAAGCCGTCAGTAAGATTCCGTCGCTGAACTTGAAAAAGTAAACTGAACTGAGTATCTTTGCGATGTGTTTAAGGATCCTTTACCTGAGAGCAGTTGTGTGGCAGCGCAGCTGCTCTTTTCTATCTGTTCGCGCCAAAGATGTTTCCGCGTCCGGTAAGCAGCCAGTAAGCGTTCACGCCGTAGTCGTTCACAAGGTATGTCAGCCAGCTTACTTGAAAGATCTTGCGCTCAGGATCCTTGCGCAGCTGATACAAGTTTCTGCGATTGATGTCATGAGCGTCCGTGAAGTTCGAGAGTCCATGAATCACTCTGTTGTCTTTGAGCGTATCGAGCGCGAGAAAGAATCTGCGCACAACGGCTCCGGAATCTATTGTCTGCATATCTCTTCGGATTTGGCTATTGCGGCGGCGAATTTCGCATCTAAAGCGGAAGAATGAGCAAGCAGTCGGCTTTCGAGTTCCGTGCGCTCTGCTGGCTCAAAAAACGGCACTATGCCGGACGCAAGTTTCACTTCAAACTCTTTGCGCTCTTGTGGAGTCATGACAACAAGAAATCGCTCTGCATCAAGAGCTGCTCGCACGAACGCGAGCGTTACATCTTTATCGCGCATGAGAGCGTCACGCGAATCAAGCATCTCTCCGTCTCCGAGCAGCAGCCAGCGGAGATTCAGTTCCGGCAGTTTCTCGGCAAGCGTGACAATTGGCTTCAAGCCGAAGTTCTCTCCGGCAAGCAGTTTCTGCAAATACTGCGGACTCCAGCCGCAAAGCTCGCAGAATCTGCGCTTGCGTCCGTCCGTCTTGTAGTTGATGATCTGAGCGAGTCTATTGTTCATTTCTGCAAAGTTTCAATGATTTTGAGCAAGCGATCTATCTGCTCGTCTTTCTTCGTGAGCAGCGCAACAAACTGCTGCGAGTTGACATTGTTCCGGCTTCCTGATACGGCAGTGCTGTTCTCTCCGGCGGCAATGGCTCCAGGCGCGGAAGAGTCAACGCCATAGAAGAACGGAACATCCTTGCCGATAGCTCCGGCAATGTCTTCAAGAAGTCCAGTGCGGATGTCATCTTTTTGGAGTGCTGCGGACAAATTTTGTTGAGAAAGTCCGAGAAGTCTCGCAATATGTGCGACACTCACTCCATTTTCCGACAAAATTTTCTTTATCTCTATTCCTTTCATAATCAAAATGTTATACAAATTCGGATAGGGTTACACAAAAAATAAATTGAGAAATAACAAACAAAAATTTGTAGGAACAAATAATTGTAGTATATTTGCAACCGAGTTCAGTTCTAAACACTGCTCAAAGATATAAAATTAAACTGAAAGTATAATCCTTAACAGCAAAAGCAATGGCACACTACTGGATATTCAAGACTGACAACAAGAGCGGCAGAACAATCAGCGTCTGCAACGGCTCTCATGACACTGAAACTGAATGTTACAATCACTTTATTGTGTATCTCTACGGCTTCATGGACTGCGCAACGGAACTTCTCGGCGGATTATACTTCCGCATGGAGACTGGAATGCACGAACACTCGTTCCGGCTGGTACACAAGGACGAGAAGGATTTTGAATACTTCATGCTCCTGGATGACAAAGGCAAGAATTTACACTATGAGCTTTGCAAAAGCGAATCACAGTTCTCAGCTCAAGAATAATATGACACGCTTTGAATTTCACGCTTGCGATGCGGAGAACGAGAGTCTCCGCATCCGGCTCCAGGAGAACAAGAAGTCCGCTCGTCTGATCTACAACGCAATCGCGAACTTCAAGAGCGGACACTACATCACTGTCGCGGACTTGAACTTCATCAAGGAACAACTCAAATCAATAATTCAATAACTATGGCAACAAAACGCACATCTCACACTCGCGAAGAATCTCGTTTCGCTGTGTACTCCGTTCTGCTGGAAGTCTATAAGGCTCGCAAGTCCGGAAGCAAAGTCGCGCTTGCTAATCTCTGCGCGAAGTATCACTGCGGCAATCTCCACAAGTCCGTCATCACGGCAGTGGACTGGAGCAAGCAGCCGTCATACGCGGACGCAGTCGCAGCTCTCTCGAACAACTCTATCTACAAGCGCGGATGCAAGCACGGCACTCGGAAGCTCATCAAAGCGGAAGATGTGCATGTGTCCGAAGCCGAGCAGCGTAAGGCTCAGGAGATCGAGCGCAAGATAGAGTCTCCAGCTCTGCCGCCGGAGTTCGATCTCGTTCCGGATGAAGGTGCAATCTTTCCGGAAGAGACGCTGATTCCGAAGGCGATCAGGATTCTCAAGGCGCACGGCTATATCGTCATCGAAGGACGCGCTCTTTAATCGTCAACATTATTGCTTATCACATAAACGAAATTGATATATGAAAGTACTCTCAAAGACTCGCTATGCCGAGCAGAAGGAAGCAGACGAGCAGAAGCTCTACAACAAATTCAAGGAAATGACAGCAGCCGGATTCGCGAAGACACGCGCTCGCGATGCGTTGATGAAAGAGTTCAAAATCGGCTCAACGGCTACATTCTACGCTGCGCTCAAGCGCGTTGAAACTCACTCTGCACAATGACACTTTCCGAAGCTCGCGACATCATCCAGGAAGAAGTCAAGCAACTGGAAGAGCAAGGACTTCCGAAAGACATCGGACTGCTCGCGGCACACACTCTCGCACTTGACGCAATAGACTGCATAATCAGACAAAACAATATCAACTATTAACAGCAACAGCAATGAAAAAGATATTCAGCAACATTCACACTCTCTCCGGCTTCATCATCGCAGAAGCGGCTCTTTGGGGGTGCTTCTACGCAATCGGACTCGGAGACTACATCGGCATCTTCGCGCTGCTCCTGATGTTCGCCAGCATCCTTGCAATGATGCTCGGCTTCCGTCTCATGGGAAAAGGACTCGTTCGCCGTGAGTCTCTCGCAGTATGGTTTTACAAACTCTATAACGAAGCGAAGTAATATGGCTTGCGACATCTGCATGGGAATCAACTCACATCTCTGTCCAGTCTGCGGAGATCAGAGTGAATCGGACACATGTCCGGAATGCGGCGGCGATTGCTGGATTTATGAAGCATACAACATTGAGAGAGGCGAATCATTCCGCGTGCCAGCTGCCGAATACGATGAGTTGCCGGACGATGAAGATGCAGCACTCGCGGCGAATCGCAATCTCTGCAAAGGAGACATCAATCGCTGTCCGACATGTGAAGGAGACGGCTATGTCACAAGGCTTGACGATCCGGATGACTACTTCGATGAAGATGCTTACATGGAACGCTACTATGAACGCAAGTATGGAAACGATTAACAATACTCCGGATGATCTCATCACAATGGATGAGGTTGCACGGATGACATCTCTCTCAAAAGCGCACTTGTATCACATCTACAAGACTGACATTCCGCATTTCGACATCGGCGGCACAGTGCGCTTCTCTCGCTCTGAAGTGATTGCTTGGATCAACACAAAAAGAGTGTACACGAAGAAGCAGCTCGCAAGCATCGCATCAGGACGCTGCGCAGCTCGCAGATAGACTTCTACTGGCTTGGCTGGTGTATGAGCTGAAGACATCCGGAAATCCATTTTGACGCAAGCAGCGGATGCCGAGAAGACACGGAAGTTCGATTCTTTCGCAAGCCACAAATACCAATGCTCGAAGGTGTAAGAGAGCGATAAAACTACACAAATCAATTATGGCAAAAGAAAAGAAAAATGCCGAGAGCTTGGAGCTTATCCAGGCAAAACAAGCAGCGGAGTTTGCGTTGACTCCGGTAGGACAGCAGCTGAAGCAGTTCGAGATCATTCAGCGCATGGGAAATCTCTTCGCGACATCAACTCTTGTTCCGAAGACTTATCAAGGCAATCTCGCAAACTGCGCAATCGCATGTGACATCGCGCTGCGTATGCAAGTGAATCCGGTCATGGTAATGCAGAATCTCTACATCGTGAACGGCAATCCAGCTTGGAGCAGCAAGTTCTTGATTGCAACAGTGGAAGCCACTGGCAAATTTACTGCGCTTCGCTATGAGTTCAAAGGCGAAGAGAATACTGATGACTGGAGCTGCCGCTGCTACGCTTATGAGACAAAAGACAAGGATCAGAAGAATCCGCTTTATTCCGATTGGATCTCTATCCGCATGGCAAAAGCTGAAGGCTGGTACGGCAAGAGTGGAAGTAAGTGGCAGTCTATGCCAGGACAGATGCTTCGTTATCGTGCAGCTGCATTTTGGCAGCGCGTCTATGCTGCTGGCATCAGCATGGGATTCATGACATACGAAGAAGCTCAGGATATTGAGCCGGACTATCAGCCGCAGCCGACTGAAGCAACTGCGCCAGCAGCTGCCGAAGCAGCAAAAAGAGTGAGTGACGCTTTCACTCAGGCAGCAGCCGCAGCTGAAGTGAACGCAGACACAGAGACTGGAGAAATCTTTAATCAGCAGTAATCATGAGCAACTATCGTATTGACTGCAAAGATCGCGCTGAGTGGCTCGCGCATCGTGCAAAAGGCATCGGAGCTTCCGAGATCGGAACGCTTCTCGGAATCAATCCGTTCGAGTCTCCTTATCAGCTTTGGCTCCGTAAAACCGGACAGACGGCTCCGAAGGAAGAGAACTTCGCAATGCGTGCCGGACATTATCTCGAAGAAGCCGTTGCTCTCTTCTATCAGGACGAGACAAAGCGTCAGATCATCAAGAACACACGCGAAGACTTCATCGTTGCGAAGGTTGGCAAGCCGTTCTTGCGTGTGTCTCCGGATCGCTTCTTTTGGCGTGAAGGAAAGCACAGTGCTGATAACAAAGGCATTCTCGAATGTAAGACTACACAGAAGAGCATTGACGCGGAAGATCTGCCGAAACACTGGTTTGCTCAGCTTCAGTATCAGCTCGGAGTCTGCGAAATGGAGTTCGGCTCGCTGGCATGGCTGACTCAGGGCAGAGAGTTCGGACACAAGGATCTCGCGTTCGTGCCGGACTTCTATGAATGGATCGCTGCGGAAGCTGAGAAGTTCTACATCGACAACATCATCGGCGGCAAAGCTCCGGATGCAAAGTGCATCGCAGATGTTCTCTGCAAATATCCGAAGTCTCAGACAGTGACTGCTGCGCTGGAAGAAGTCTTCAAGGACGAGCAGAACGCCAGCGAGCGTGCAATGGACATCGCAGCTGCATGCGCCGACTACAAGCGCATCGCGGATGAGATTAAGCAGCTTGAAGAAGAGCAAGCAGTGTATGAAGAGAAGATCAAGCTCTGCTTCAATGATGCCGAAGCACTCTCCTACGGCGGCAATGTAATTGCGACATGGAAGAGCAGCAAAGACTCCGAGACATTTGACTCGAAACTCTTCAAAGCTGAGCATCCGGAACTCGCAGCGCAGTACATGAAGCCGAAGCCAGGCACACGCCGCTTTCTTGTAAAGTAAACTGATAAGATTACATTTTATCTGAAATTGCGTACAAGGTAAACGGAAAAGTAATATATTTGCACATCCGAAACAAATTGACTGAACAACAATGGCAAAGAAATCTAACAAGCGAGCATCGCTCCAGCGGAGTGGAATCAGCGTGAGCTATTCCGGCGGTAATTCAGTGCAGTTCTTGCACAACAGTCAGCCGCTTTCGGAACTCTGCTTGGGCGATGCTTTATAATTCACTATGAGCAAAGACGCTTACTACTTTCCGCATGACTTCTATGCGCGTGAAGATCCAAAGCTTCAGAAGCTCTTGATGAAGCACGGACTTGCCGGAATTGGCGCATACTGGTGTATCGTTGAGATGATTTATGAGCAAGGCGGCATTTGTCGCAATTGCGACTTGGAGACTATCGCGTTCGGACTGCATTGCGATACAGCTCTGCTCGAATCAGTCTTGACAAACTTCCGGCTCTTTGAAGTGGACAGTGACGGAAACTACTTCTCTGCCAGTGCGAATGCTCGCAATGCTCGAAGAGCTGCCATTGCAGAACAGCGCAGCGCAGCCGGAAAGAAGGGAAACGAAGTTCGCTGGCATAAAGACAAAATCGCAAATGCGAGCGAAAGTGTCGCAAATGCGA